TATCTACTTCTAATATAGAAGGACAGTTCACCAATGGTATAAATGTAACTACTTCTAAGGTTTCTAGCTCAAATGTTACTGACTTTTTTGTTGCTGATGCTATAACTGCAGCTTCTGGTGTCATTGCTGATGCAGCAATAGGTACTGCTCAAATAGATGATGCTGCTATAACTAATGCAAAAATAAATGATTTAAACGCTTCTAAAATTAATGCGGGCCTTTTAAATGCAGGTAGGATAGAAGCAAACTCAGTAAATGGCGTACAAAAAGGAACTGCTCATTCTTATTCTACAATAAAAGTAGAATCAGCCCAAAGTGCTACAATTTCAGATATAGATAGAGATGGCAGTATTATCAACAATGTAGGAGGTTACAATGTCTGTTATGGGTACAGATGTGTAGTAGAAGATAATCAACGATTTGGAACTACTTTTGGAGCAAGCGTGCCTTATTTTACTTACAACAAACTACATAACGGTAATTATTACAATATCCATCTAAAAAGACTTGGAAGTCTTTCTTTTACAGTTCTTAGTGACACTACAGGTTTTTACACCGGTCAGATACAAACTACTTTTTTTGCTGTATATACTGGAGATGAAAGGCTATTTATAACTGCATCTTTTGGTACTACAGGTACAACTCAGTCTACTTATGTTGCAAGTGAAACAAATGGTTCTGGAGCCACAGGAACAACTACTTCAACTCAGTTTAATAAAGGGTCGTCTTGGGTAGATTTCCATAATATGGGCTCTTCGGGAGCACAAATGAGAATGTCTTTTAACAGTGATTTTTTAAGTGCGGGTACTTATCATCTTAATGTTTGGGGAGGAGTAAGTCTTGCTGGCCCAAATTCTGCAGGACAACATATGTTTAGCTCAACTTTATTAGGTGTATACAAACAACACATTTAGATATGGGAGGCGTAATTACAGTATATGAAAAAGAAACTGGTTCAGTTACTGGTATTAAAGAATGGATAACTGAAACAGACAAAGCTGCAATAATAGAGAATATTCCTGCAGAAACTCATGCATATAAAGAAGAGGCTGCACCCTCATTACAACATAGATGGAATGGCACTGATTGGGAGCCTATACCAGAACCAATTGAGTACGCTTTACTTTCAATTAGAACTAGAAGAAGAATTTTATTACAAAATTGTGATTGGACACAACTGCCTGACTGTCAATTATCTGATGAAGAAAAAGCAGAATGGGCTGCTTACAGACAAGCTTTAAGAGACTTACCTGTTAATTACACTGATGCCGATGAAGCTTCTAAGATAGCGTGGCCAGAAGGACCAGATGGTTATAAACAACCAGAACCAGAATGATTTTATATACCGAAGAACAATTGGAAATAGCGTATACTGAATACCGAAAACTGCACATGAGAAACAATGTGCCGTTTCTTAAAAAAGAGGATTTTAGAATATTATTTGAATACCTTATGGAGAATACTACATTAGAATATGTATGATATGACTATGTTTGAACTTACGTTAAATGATTTTTACGTTGAATTTCTAGGGTTTGTACTAACTCTATTAGTTGGTTTAGCTGTAAAAGATTGGGCAGTAGGCTTTGTAAAAGGCGCTACTTTCCGTTTAACATCGTCATTCAAAGAGGGTGATAAAGTAATTTTAGATGGTAATACCGCACTTATTATAAAAGTAGGGTTTGCCCAAACAGTATTTGGTGTATACAACGATGACGGTTACACGTGGCGTTATATATCAAACCAAAAAATTGATACATTGAAGCTAGAAAAGATTGTAGACTCTGAGCTACATGCTGACACAGCTGAGGAGAAAGCACAAAAACTAAGGTCTTTTTTGAAGGAAGACGATTAAATTGCTAAAATATTAAAGAGGTATAATATGAGTGCAACTAGAAAAATGACAGATAAAGGTGAAGGTAAGATTGGGGACATGAAAACCCAAGAAAAAAGACTTGAACCTAGAGGTAGCGGTAATAGTGCTAATGACTTTCCAGATTTAACTGGTGACGGTAAAGTTACTATGGCTGATATTCTAAAAGGTAGAGGCGTAACTAAATAATGCCTAGAACTAGGAAAAAGACTTCTATGAAAGTCAAAAAACAGAAGTTGACTAAACGTCAAGAAGGAGCGATGAAGCGTCATTCTAAGCATCATACGGCAAAACATATGAAATATATGAAACGTCGTATGCTTATGGGTGATACATTTAGACAAGCGCACAAGAAGGCGCAAAAACAGGTAGGTGCATAATGCCAGCAAAAAGAAAAAGAAAGACAAGTAAAAAGAAAAGTGGAGCTAAACCAACTAATCCAGCGTTATACGCTAGAGTAAAAGCTGAAGCTAAACGTAAATTTAAAGTTTATCCTTCAGCATATGCTAATGGTTGGTTAGTGCGCACTTACAAAAAACGTGGTGGTGGTTATCGTTAATGGAGTTTCTTTGGTTTCCACTTGTGTTCTGTTGCATTGTCGCTATGATTGGAGAACATTCTAATCCTAGAGGTATGAATATTTTTTGGTATAAAGTAGTAATAAAAGCTAGAGAATATACAAAAGCACTAACAGAATACGATTCTGGTAATAATAGAGGAAACGGACCTAGATAATGGCTAACACAAAACCCAAAGGGGGCTTAACAGCTTGGTTTGGTAAAGGTAAAAAAGGCGATTGGGTAGACATTGGTGCACCTAAGAAAAAGGGTAGGTACCAAGCTTGTGGTCGTAAATCGGCTAAGAAAAGTAAACGTGCATACCCGAAATGCGTACCACGGTCTAAGGCTCGTAGTATGACAGCTGCTCAAAGACGTAGTGCAGTAGCACGTAAACGTAGAGCAGGTAACCCGGGTGGTAAACCCACAAATGTAAAAACTATAGTAAAAAGGAAAAGACGTGGCACAAAAAAGAAGAAGAAGTAAAATGCCTGCTAGAAACAAGAAGAACTTCCGTTCTACGAAGTCTGGTGCAGGTATGACTCGTGCAGGTGTAAAAGCTTACAGACGTATGAATCCTGGCTCTAAGTTAAAAACTGCTGTTACTGGTAAAGTAAAGAAAGGTAGTAAAGCTGCGAAAAGGCGTAAATCATTTTGCGCACGTTCTGCAGGACAAATGAAGAAGTTTCCAAAAGCTGCGAAAAATCCTAACTCTAGGTTGAGACAAGCACGTAGACGTTGGAAATGTTAATGTATTACAAATACATGGATCCAGATCGTGTATTTGTGTAAAATAAAGATATGATAAACAAACCTTTAAATCATAAAGAACCGCACACATACAAAGACTTGTGCACTAAGAAGTATTCTACAGTTCCGAATCACGACGGTTCTGTACCCGGTGAAAAACAATCTATATTTGTTGACACCAAATCACATCGTAAATTTAAAAATACTAAAGCGGAGTATTAATATGTACCATAAAAAAGGTAAAAAGAAAAAAGGCATGACTAAAAAAGCCAAGCCTATGAAAATGAAAAGAGGAAAGCGTTACTAAGCTTTTCCTGCGTTTTTATTTCTTTTAAAAGATCTATTTTGACTAGCATGCTGAACCGTTAGGTTTGATGCGTGACTGTTCATTGGATTACCATCTTTGTGATGTATATCAAAACCACTACCTTTTGTAACACGTCCTTCTCTTAAAGCTTGTCTACGTACTTTATTACGCATTGCGCGTCTTTTCTTTTGCTCCGGTGTACCTTGATAATTAGCGTACTCTTGTTTGTAATTTCTAGCCATTCTTTTTATTTTTTTTATATTTTTCTTCTTGTTTGCCAATTATATAACCTACAACAAAAGGCAAAACTAAAATAAAAATACCGATTAATTCCATTAATACTGAGTTGAAGGGTCTTCTTTTACAGGTCTATTTGCAACAGCTTTAGGCACAGGACGGGCCTTACCGCGAAGTTGTTTTATTTGATAACCCGCAGCAGCATTACGCAGATTGATAAGTTTTCTTACTAATTCATCTGCATTAAACCAGAAGGTTGAATCGGCTTCAAAGTCATATCGTCCACAACCTTTACACCTTTTATCCCCAAACTGGCGCACTGTACACCACCCAATACAAGGTGAGTCAGCTAAGCTATTACACTCTCCTGTTAAACTAGAGAGGTTTTTACCACTCATAAGTGCTATTTTACACACAAATTCCCTAATTTGGCTATAAAATCTGTGATACTCATGGCTTCTGTCATGAACTGCGATTTAGTAATATCGTTTACATTATCAAAATTCTGTGTGCACACAAGTAAATTACCTACACCAAGAACTGCAAATGTTGGCACACCTTCGCTTTTACGATCTTTAAGCCATGTACATTGTTGAGGCGTTAAGTTAAAACCAATAGATGTTCCATCTCTTTTAGGTAATTCTTTTTTATATTTGTATTCTACAAAACAAAGGCCGCCATTGCCTGAGTAGAAACAATCTGGCACACCACCGTGATATGCATCATTTATTTTCCACTTGTAGATAGAAGAAGGGAGTTTTTTGTGTATTTTGTTTATGAAATGACGTTCTTGCATACATTACACCGGATCGTGGCCGTATGTAATGCATTGTAACACATGCAACGACAAATGCTGTCGCTGCATGTGCATCACTTTTAGGAGTCGGTTGGACTTAAATTAAGCTTTGTGTATACCTCCTTGGCATACTCGTAATCTTCTTCAGTTACCCAACCTTGGTTTTCTGCATTTAAGTTATAGAACTTTTGTGCAGCTCTGTTTTGTGTTTGTAGAGAATTTAGTTTCCACAAAGCACTGAATCTATCGCCTCCTAGCTGTCCAATCTGAGTGTTCCACTCTCGTGAAACTCTTAGTTTAGATGAAGCAAAGTCCATTAGAAACGGGGTTTTATCTAACTCACCTGTTTCTGGGTCTTTACGAAGTAATAGATGTGATTGAGTTTGAATGATCTCATGATCTTCAGCTTTCAATCCTTCTTTTGCAAGATGGTCGAGGGCTGCTGATTGACTACCATAAGTACCAATTAGTCCACCACCGCTCTCACGTTTTCTCCAAAGAACAAAGTCTTCTTTGAAATGTACATTAATAACATACAGTTCTGTACCGTAGTTAGTGCTATCAATGCTATTTACAAAGTCTCCTGGTTTAGCACCGTCAATGTAGGCGTCATGGTTAGGATCCACTTCGCTGTTCATCTGTTGGAGTAACTTTACTCTTGGGGTTTGTAAATGCTCAGCAGTGATATTTTCATTACCAAGCCCTGATGCCTCTTTTACGTGCGCTGGCACTTTACTAGAGACTAGTGATATAGCTGTTTCGCTCATTGTTCACCTTTCGTTTTTCGTGTTTAAATTTACTTACTACGATAATTAACCTTAGTAAGCTCCGTGGAACGTACGCCGGGTACCGAAGGTTCCATAGCGATAAGTTCCCTATACGCTGTAGCTGACATGCGTTTTTGTAACAACTCAAAACGACCAGTGTCGCTTATGTGTTGATGCAAGACGTCCCAGTCTTCTACAGTTGGCACTACTTCTGTTTTAAGAGAAATAGTACAAGCATCGTTACCGGTCTGAGTAAGACCTTGTCTTTCCATATCGGCAGCGATTTCTGCTTCCAAAGCATTTTGTACTTGCTTTAGTTCTTTCTCTTGGTCGAGAAGGACCTTAAGCTTTGCACGTGTGTCTGCAAGCATGTTCATTTTATCATCAAGAGTGACTTGTTGATTTTCCATAATAACTCCTAGTGGATGACTTGGTTTTCTGTTAAGTCAATACGTAAGTCATCATATACGATATTGACTCCTTTAGTAAGTTCAACAGCAAATAAAGCTGCTTCTTTTACAATCTCTTTAATATCTGGCTCTATGTCTTGGTCTAAATAACTAGCGACAATGAGTTCAGATATTGAATATATTAAAGCTGTAGCTAATACAGTGTTATCTGTTTTAGTAAGCTCGTGTAATTCTTTTTGTGGAAGTTTACCTAATTGTAAAATCTTTTTTGATTCTGACATTTTCATATTATACCTTATGTAATTCACTAAGCACGTTAAGTAAACTTTCCATACGATTTAGTTTACCATTTAGTTTATTGTATACCTCTGATTCCCATGTATCTCTAGCTGATATAAGTATAGTTTCAGTTTTTTGGGTTTGACCAGAACGATGTATACGTCTATTGAATTGTTGAAAATGCTCAGCATTGTATGTAGGTGAACACCAAATAATTGTATTAGCTTTAGTAAGTGTAAGACCATGACCTGCTGACTGCGGGTGTGCAAATAATACTTTAATTTGACCGGCTTGAAAGCGTTGTACAATTTCAGGCCGCTTTTGTGCAGGTACAGAACCGTCGATCACTTCATATGTATAACCACGTTTTTCTGCAAGTTCTATAAGTGCATCGCGTTCATGTTTCCAGTTAAATGCTACAAGCGAATGTTTACGCACATCGACTAGATCCATAACAAGTTCATACCTATCTTGATGAAAATATTGAGTAAGACCGTTTTCATCATATACACCACCACTAACAAGTTGTAATAGTTTTTTAACTCGAGCACCTGCATTGACTGCATTGATAGTCCCTTGTTTTGTATACAATACTGACTCTTCAGCAAGTGTTTTGTACATCTTAGCTACCTGCGGGGAAAGTGTTGTATACACAGTTCGGACTATATTGTCAGGTAAATCAATACAGTCTTCTAGAGCGTGTCGAATTGTAATATCTTTTAGTTGGTTAGCGACTACTTCTTCGATGCCGGGTTTGTCTGTCCATACGTTAGCAAAGCCATTAAACTGTGGCGTACAGACTTGATGACGATACGAATAGAATCGTGAACCTAAATGTTGTCCGTCATCTATTAAATGGACTGGATGCCAAAGATCAAGAATACTGTTGGTATTAGGAGTACCAGACATCCCGATACGGCGTCCGAATAGGGTTGATAAAGTCTTGATATTTTTTGACCGTTTAGCGTCTTTATTTTTAAAAGCAGTGAACTCATCTATTACTAAGTTGGTAAAGTTTGTTAATAACTGTTGATTTTTAACTAAAAAATTGACCGCTTCAAAATTAGTAATAACCATATCAAGCGATGTATCTTCAAATACTTTTTGTCTATTCTTAGCGTAGGCAACACCGTATTTAATATCAGGTTGAAATTTCTTAATATCATCAACCCAAGCTGCTTCCAGAATGGATAACGGTGCTAAAACAAGAGTTCGGCCCCCCCATTGTACATGTGCGTCTAGTACAGACCTTGTTTTTCCTGTTCCGGGATCGGAAGTAACTAAACAACGTGGGTTGTTAGTTAGAAACTTAGTCGTCTCTTCCTGATGTGCATAAGCACTTATTGTTTTCTCCATAATATTTGTATTTGTTATTTGTTATTTATTATTTAGTGCGAGGGTATTATACCTACTCTACACCCCATTGACAAGCAGGGTCTTCTCCTTTTTTATATGAACACCACTTGCAATTAGATTTGCTTGGATTCGGTGGAAAATTTTCTGCTGATGTCATAACCATAGCTCGCTCATGAAGTTTTGGTAAAAATAAAAGAGCTTGATCTCGAGTGTAAGATTGCTCAGTTACAGTACCGTGATCTAAATACCACAGTTCTGTTTGCACATGTTGTAGCTCTGGATAACGCAAAAAAGAACCTATTGCATATGTTAAAGCTTGTTGTCCATGTGCAATTTCATTACCAAATTGTCTACCAGTTTTGTAGTCTATTACACGTGCGCTGGTCTCATCTTCATGTACGATTGCATCTAATTTAATACGAGCCCATACATCTTTTGCCATCCAATGGCACGCTTCCCATTCAATAGTAAAACCCCATTCACCTTCTAGTTCTACTTTACCTTCGTCATACAAAGACTTTAGATCTTTAAATTGTGTTGTAAATTTATTTAATGTGTCAGGCATATCACCTAAAGTCCCCTGTACGTAATGTTCTGCTTGCTCATGTATTTCACTACCACGTTTTGCAGCTGGTCCGTAATCTTCAGATATTCTTTTTACTTTAGAGATATATATTCGATACGGGCACGTTTCGTACGTTTTAAGGGTTGAATGAGACCAAGCTGGTATAAGGCCTAGTTCTTTAGACTTTGACGTCTCAAGGACATTATGAGTGTCAGGACGTCTATCAGACGTAAGTTGTGGCATACATTTTAGGAGTTATTAGTTCATTACAGATTTATCTCCTAATAATGTAGTATCTTTATCGTCAAAGTGTTCTTGTATTAAGTTCTCTTTTACTTGGTCATCAATTACCCAAGTCACCGCAACTCCTCGAGGAGCAGAACTATTTTTTCCAGTGCCGACACGTTTACGTGTGGTAGTGACATTTAGTCGACTCATTGCTTTTGTAAAATCTCGTATAGCTAATGCTTTTCTATTATCTGTGAGTACATCATACACTAGTTTAATAT